GGTGACGAGGGCCATCAGGCTCTCGCCGCCTCACTGTCGGCGTTCGCACGCTCGAAGGACGTAGCGTCGCGGGTGTTGCGCTCGCGCTGATCGGCCTCCTTCTGGGCCTCCTCGTGGGTGCTGAAGGTCATGGTGAACCCGGCCCGAGAGCAAACGACGTTGCTCTGCATGACGACAAACTCGGGGGTGCGGCCGTCAGCGGCGGGCCGGGCGAAAACGGTGAAGCGGCGGTCAGTCATCTGTCTCTCCCTGCCGGGTCCGACCCCGGCGATGTCGTGGTGTCGCATGGGGCGAAATGGGTGTCAACAACAAAAACACTGATTGACTTATCGCCGTAGCGGGTGCAGTTGTGCGGCTCGATCAACAGGAGACACAGCATGGATGCCGACGGCGTTCGCGACTTGATGCGTGAGCAGATAGCTCACCACGGCAGTATGAAGGCATGGGCCAAGAGGATCGGCACATCGCTCACATGGGTCCGGGATGTGCTGGAGTGCGGCAAGGAGCCGTCTGCGGCGATCCTGCGTCCCCTCGGCTTGCGCCGGGTAGTGACCTATGAGATAGACGGCACCACTCGCGCCGCTTCGCCTGATCCGACATCGGCAGGTGGCGGGCCGGTGGCTGCGTCTCCCGTGGCCACCGGCCAGAGCCAACCCTGATGGGCTGGCCCCCTTCCGAGAAGCACCTGATCGTGAAGCGCGACGCACTGGGCAGGCCTCTGGCCCCCAAGCCGAAGCGTCGCGTCGTTCAGCGTGAGGCCCCGATCCAGAAGACGATGGTCGAGTACCTCGACCTCGCCCTGATCCCATCGCAAGTCTGGTGGTCGGCGACGCTCAACGGCGTGCGCCTGACCAAGAAGCAGATCAGCGAGGCCTCGGCGCTCGGGCTCCGCAAAGGCCTGTTCGATCTGGTCTTCGTCCGGCTCACCGGCCCGGCCGCAGGCCAGACCTACCACTATGAGGTCAAGGCCCCCGGCGGATCACTCACGGCAGAGCAGCGAGTGCTGTTGGAAGTGCTGTCGAAAGCTGGGCGCGGCGCGAGCGGCAAGACGCTCGACCATCTGTACGAAACACTGTCGGACTGGGGCTTTGCGCTCCGGTGCAAGCCATAGGGAGAGAGAAAATGGCAAAGCGAAACGTGCCCATGTGGTCCGTCGGCGAAACGTCGTCGCTCCGCAACTTCGCCATGATCGGTCTGAACATGACCGAGACGCGCGAGCGCCTGCCCGGCCGCAAGCCGAAGGAGATCAAGGACCGGCTCGCCGAGCTGGAGATCGACCTGAACCCGGACGCCATCGCCGACATCCGCCGTGCCGGGCGCAAGGGCGTCGTCTTCTTGCGCGAAGACATCGGCGGCCAGATCGGCGTGCGCTGGCTCTGCGCTCACCGCTCGGGCGCGGCCTTCGACACCCAGAAGATGGAGTGGCTGCTGGAGGCTGGCCTGCTGATCCCGGCCTTCGAGCGGATCGTCGAGGGCCACTTCATGTGGAAGCGCGACTGATGGCGTCACCGCCCTACATGACGGTCTGGGTGGCCGACTGGACCGCCGACACCCAGCACCTGTCCTGCGAGCAGGACGGGGCGTACTGGCGGCTGATCCGCGCTCTCTGGCGGGCTCACGGCGTGCTGCCCAACGACGAGCGCAAGCTGGCCCACATCGTCGGCCTCTCCGTGAAGAAATGGCGGGCGATCTCTGACGACGTGATGGAGTTCTTCGAGGTCGACGAGGCGTCGGTCCAGCACGAAAAGCTGACCATAACGCTACTTTCCGTCGCCCAGAAAAGCGAGGAACGTGCGACCGCCGGGGCGAAGGGTGGGCGCGCTAAAGCATTGAAAAGGCTCAAGCCGGTCCTAGCAAATGCTACTGGTTTGCCACCTGTTTTGCCACAGCAAACGGCTAGCATATCAGATGTCAGAGTAAATATAGCCGCCGCTGCTACGGGCGAGGGGCTTGGCGACTGGCCGTCGAAGGACGCTCGGGAGCTGTCGGCCATCCTCGTCGCCGAGGCTCACACCGTGAAGCTCGACCCCTCCCGACAGCCCGGTCTGGTCACCTCGGCCGGTCGGATCGCGGCATGGCAGCGGCAGGGGTTCAGCTGGGCCGATGCCGTGGTCCCGACGGTGGTCGCCCTCGCCCAGCGCGCCGGTCGCCCCCTGACCTCGTGGAGCTATTTCGACAGCGCCATCGCCGAGAGGCACGCGCTCAACACCCGACCCATCCCTGAAGCGGAGATCGACCATGACCAGCAGCCTGCCCGCCGTGGCGTCAGCCAAGCCGACCACCACGCAGCTCGCCGCCGAGGCGCTCTGGCGTTCCTTGACGAGCAGGGCGACGATCAAGGGCCAGATCATCAGGGGTGAGATCGGTGTCGGAGACTTGCCGCTGCTGCGCCAGATGGAGGCGGTCGAGCAGCTGGCTATGGTCCCGGTCGAGCCGAGAGGCATGGTTGCCCTGCTGGAGGCCCTGTTCCAGCACTACCCGCCGCGCCAGCTCTCCGAGGGCGGCGAGAAGCAGGTCTGGAAGGACTGGGCCGAGGATGTCGGCCACCTGCCCCCAGCGGTGCTGGCTGCGGCCTGTCGGGCCTACCGCCGCTCGGCGGCACGGTTCGCCCCGACGCCGGGCCAGCTGCTGGCGCTGGTCGACCCCGGCTACACCGTCAGGCTCCGCGCCGTGCAGCACGCCATCAAGCTGCTTGATGAAAAGTCTGTTGACAGCCAGAAACCGCAGGCTTAGAGAGGACGCATGGCCCGGTCGGACGGGCAGAGGAGAACAGCATGACCACCACCATCAACATCGGACTTGCCATCGGCGACCGAGACCTGCGGGTCAGCGAGCATCAGGCTCTGGCCGCAATCCTCGGCCACACGGGCGACCGCCCCATCAGCTACGCCATCGTCCAGAGCGACACTGAGCAGACGCTGGTGGCTGTGCTGGAGGAGGGGCCGACCGCCGCCGCCCTGTACGCCCTGTGCGCGGCGCTGGACCAAGAGTGCGTCGCCATCCAGACCGAAGGTCAGCCGGGGGAAATCGTCGGCCCCCGCGCCGCCGACTGGGGTCCGTTCGACCCCGCCCGGTTCATCAGCTGGTCGAGGGCGTCGGTCATGGCCGCCCGCTCGGCGGTCACTGCCGCCGAGATCGAGGAGCGCAGGATCGAGCGTGCCTTCGAGGATGATCGCGCCGCCGCACGTCTGGTCGTCGAGAAGCAGCACGCCGAAGCCCGCAACGCCGCCAGCCGCGCGCTGGGCGAGGCTCGGCGCGCGCTCTTGGCCGCCGAGAACGCCGCCGCGCCGGTCCATGAGTGGGAGGGGCGCAAGGTCGTCATGCGGGAGCCGAAGAACATGGGCAGCCGCTGGAACCCCCGCCCCTCCGAAAAGCAGTTCGACGAGCAGCTCGGCGTCGTCGTGACATACAAGCACGGCATGAACACCGGACCCGGCCGAAAGTGGTTCAGCCCCGGCGACCCGATGGTGCGCCTCCTGAAAAAGGACGGCACGGTTGGCCTGCGGACAGTCAAGTTCGGCGAGACTGGTGCCTTTGGCGCGAAGTGGGAGCTGGTCTGATGGCCGATCCCCGCTTCCCCGGCGCAGGCCTCCTGCCGGTCGCCCAGATCAGGGCCGAGAGCCTCGCCCGCCACCTGACGATGGCCAACGCCTTCTGGATGGCTGGCGACCAGAGCCGCTACGACCGGCACATGAAGCACGCCACGCAGGCTATGGCCGACATCGCGGCCGACCGGGCCGCGATCCTGAAGGAGCAAGGATCATGAGTGAACACATCGTCATCGAGCGGACCTCGGAGGACGGGACACAGGTCCGTCGATGGACCTTTCGCCGCCGCTTCACAGATATGGCCATCAACCTGACGCTGGAGGTATATGAGGAGGGCTCCAAGCCCACCCCCCGCCACCGGAACCTGACCCTGTCCAAGCGGTCGGCCTTTGGAACGCACCGGCATGGGTTCGGCGCGACGCAGGAACGCCGGACAGCTTGGTGGGACGCGCTTCTTTGCCACAGCTGGTCCCCGATCATCGGAGACCTGCGCGGAAGTGCTGGCTACGCCGAAGCCCCGGAGCTGCCAGACGACGTCAAGGCAGAGGCGGCGCGGGCGATCAAGGTCACCGTTGGGATGCCGACGGTCTGATGACAACGGTGTTGACAGGACTGATTTGAGGCCCTAAAGGAAGCAGATGCCCGGTCGGACGGGCGAGGAGAGAACAAGATGGCTACCAAATACTTCGCCGCTACCGCCTCTGACGGCCAGACCGTCGTGCGCTCCAGCGCCAGCCGCACCTACACCGCCGCCCACGTTGTGAAGCGCAGCGGCGAGGGCCACTGGCGCTCCAGCTGGGCTGGGACCCGCGCTTTGGCCGAGAAGGCCTCCCGCTACTGTGCGCCGGGCGACACCACGGAGATCGTCGACGCCCGCGAGGTCGACCGCGCCGAGTACCTCAAGCTGAAGGCCGCGTGGGAAGCGACGGTGGCGTCGTGATGGCCGCCATGATCGGAAAGGTGACCCGCGCCGACAGTGGCTTCCTGTACGGTGACGTCAGGGAGGCTGCCGAGGCCATCGCCGCCTACGACATGGGCGTCGACTTCCAGTACGACATCAAGCGCCGGTTCAACGAGGATCGCTCGACAGCTGGTTTCGTCGTAGTGGTCCGCGACCGCGACGACTACGCTAAAGGCTATCTCGGGCAGGTGGCGGCATGACCCGCGACCCCAAGAGCTGGCCCGCCGTCCCCGACCCCAGCAAGGCCCCGCTCCTCCACATCGCGGCCCTCCTATTCGTCTGCACAGGTCTGCTGACCGGGGTCGTCGTGACGGTCGGCGGCATCCTCGTCATGCTGGCGGGGGTGCTGTGATGGGCTCGATGACCTGCACGCGCGGCACACGCACGATCCAAGACCGCTTCGGCAACCGAACCGTGGTCCCCGGCGAGTACGTCACGCTCAAAGGCGAGGTCTGGTTCCACCCCTACGGTGGCCAAGCCCCGATGCGTGTCTCGTGACCCGCTTCGCCCACCCGCCAGCCGCCGATCAGCCCTGCCGCGCGCTCATCCGGCGCTGCGGCGGGGCTCCGGTCCTCGCCTTCCTCTCGGGCTGCACGCCCGCCTTCGCGGGTAGAGCCGCATGGCTCTACTGCCGCAACACCCGGACCTACGGGTTCATCGTCGAACTGGAGCCCATCACATGAGCGATCTGGAGGCCGAGCTGGCCGACATCGGCCGCCGGGTGATCGACGCCGATCCCCTGCGCGCCCGCGACCTGTTCAACAAGCTGACGTCGGCCGCGTGGAACGCCCTGATGCCGGTCAACGACGAGGGCAAGGGCCGCCTGCTGGTGGCCCAGCAGCGGCAGGAGGCCTTCGACCGGGTCGCGGCTATGGTGGCCGCCCGGCACGCGATCCACCCGGACGCACTGGTCGGCAAGCACAAGGCCCGCCAGAAGCCGCACGTCGTCGACGCCCGCGCCCATCTGGTCGCCGAGCTGTACGCCACTGGCCTGTTCTCCTACCCCATGATCGGCTACCGGCTGGGCTACAAGCCCCACCACACCGCGATGCACCTGCACGACAAATGGCGGGCGCGGCAAGCGGGCACCGACGAGGCCGTGACCGACCGGGAGGCCCTCGAAGCCAACCGTCTGGTCCGCGAGGAGGGCCTGACCCTGCGCGAGGCGGCCGACCGCCTTGAGATCAACCATGCGAAGCTGCGCGGCCGGATCAGCTGGATGCGCGAGACCGGCAAATGGCCGAAGGGAGCCGACCAATGACTGCCTCAGACAGCCTGATCTCGCGGCTTGAAGCTGCGGAGGTGGGAGATCGTCAAAGCGACAGCCTGATCGACCGCGCGCTCAACAACCGACCGCCGTGGGCGGCGAAAGACACTACGCCTCTGACGTGCTGGGAGGACGGGCGCGTGACTATGGGGCCGAACGGCGCTGGATGGGACGCTCCTCGCTACACCACCTCCCTAGACGCTGCTCTTGCTCTGGCGGAACGTCTTTTCCCGAACGCCGAAATCTACGTCGGGCGGCATGAGGGCCAGTGGGACGCGGACTGCGAGCCCGCTGGCTGTGATCGTTCGGGCCGGTTCGTTGACCACAAGGGGGCCACCCCCGCCCTCGCCCTCTGCATCGCTGTATTGCGCGCCAAGGAAGCATCTCAATGACTGCCTCAGACAAGACGAAAGATGGGGGTTCATCCTTTGTCCCCATCGAAGGCCAGTCGTTCAGCTGCGAACAGGACTGGATCAATCGCGCGACCAGATGCCTGACCGCGCACCCGGATTACAACAACACGGAACACGGCGAGAGCAAGAGCTGGCGAGGACCGCACTTCACGGCCCTGTGTTTCGATCAGGCCGGAAACCGGATGCGGAATGGAGGCGATTTCAAGCGCGCGACGACCGAGGGGGCGTACCCCGTCTGGTGGATTTGGCCTGACCAGATCGTTTCGGCCCTTCGCCCTACAGGTGACGCATGAGCGGGGTAGAGGGGCTGAAGCCTTGTCCGACGTGCGGCGCGCTTCCGTGCGATCAAGTTAGCCCGCCTGTCCCTATAGAAGGGGGAGTGCGGGAGTTGGTGGAGGCTTTGACTGTCGCCGCCGTTGAGCTTCAACTGGCCGGTGGATGGCTGCGCGAGGCGGGGGCTTACCACGGACGCGTCACCGCAACTCTAGACGCATCGAACAAGGTCCGCGCCGCTCTCTCCGCTATAGAAGGAGGAGGGGGTCGAGAAACGCTTTACGAAGCGGCAGAGCGGCTGTTTCACATTCAGTACCCCGACAGAGATTGGAGCGCCCTGAAGGCTGACGTTCAGTTGTCGTGGGCAAGCGCTGCATGGGACGAAGGAGGAGGGGGCGCACTACAGCCTTCGGCTTCCGAGCAAGCGGATGGGGGTGTTGTAGCGCGGCTGGCGATTGCTGAGGCCGAGGTATCAAGGCTTACCGCCGAGAACAGAGACCTGCGCTCGCTCCCGTGGCCCCGCGCCTATGTGCTGGAGCGGGCCTCTGAGTGGAAGCGGCTTCTCCGCGAGGTCAACGGCTACCTGAAGACCTGCCGGGGTTCCTGCGGGTCTGACATTGAGGGGCGGGATCACGCCATTGCCGCTTCGGATGCGCTCATCGCCATGCTTGCAGCCACCCCTCCCGCCACCCCCATAGCCGGAGGATTTGGTTCACGCCCGCAAGAGGCGGTCGTACCCACCGAGCCTGTGGCTGACAGATGGGCTGACCTTGAACGGCTGGCGAAGGCGGCGATGGCAGAAGCCCCGGCCCCGTGGTCGGTAAAGCCGCGCGAGCGTGGACCACACGGCAACCTGCCGTCTGAACTGATCGACGCGAACGGCGAGTGGGTCGCCAGCTTTGACGGGGCCGACGAACAAGCGTTCTCCGCAGCCGCCAACCCCGCCGCAATCCTGGAACTGATCAACGCTGCCAGACATGATGAGGAGGCAGGACAGTGAGGCGGTATCTTATTCAGGCCCACAGCGCGCTCTTCGGTGCAGCACTGGCCCTCGGGCTCCTCGGCCACCACGACATCGCGACGACGCTGGCGATTTTGGCGGTTCTCGGCGGCGTGATTGAGAACCGCCGATATGGAGACCCGGCATGACCACCACGGAACGAACATCGGCCCTCGGTGGGTACGGAGGCGAAGCCGCAGTGAACAAAAACCAACCCAATAGAGAGGGGTGAGGGATGACAGCGTTGAAACGCTACTGGATCGCGCTTGTCGGTTTCGATGGCCATGAGGTCACCGCACAGTCAGCCGGTGCCGCGCGGTACTCAACCTACCGGGCGTGGCGTGAGGCTGGCTACGGACGCGGGGTGGGCTTCGGAGACTTCCTGAAGCGCATCGAGACGTTTCATCACCTTGGGAGAGCAGCATGACCCCCGAACAACAAACACCGGCAAGCGTGGCGCTCGCATGGAGCAAAACGCCGGGCGGCGCGTGGGAGAGTGGCCTATATCTTGTCGTCGAGCGCATAGACGACAAAGGATGGAACGCCAGCGTATCGGGCGACAGCTTGCTGGTCGCGGCGGCTCTGGATAGTTGCAAGGCGGCCTGTGAGAGGCACGCAGCGCGCCCTGTGGGCGCGGCAAGCGTGGTGGAGCGGCTGCGCGAGATCGCTGGCTGGTTCAGCGACGGCGAGACCGTTGACCACTTCATGGCGCAGTCCGTGGCTTCTGAACACGCAGCCGACATCCGGTCCATCCTCTTGCACGTCGAACGCCTCTCAGCGGAATGGGAGGGGCTGGCCAAAGCGGCGGATGCACTTCTGACCGCCTGCTACCGCGCCAGCGAGGACGATGAGTTGTCGGACCAGATCGACGACGCGGTGATGGAGAACCTGTCAGCCGCCCTCACTCAGGGAGAGAGCGCGGAGACAGAAAACGGCGGCTTCGCGGACACATGGAATGACTTTGAGGGCGAGCATCTGACGGACGGCAAAGGCTATGCGACAGCCGACGTTTACCGACGCTGTCGGGAGGCAATGGTCGCCGCGTGGCCCCAAGGTCGTGAGGCGGCGACAGCAGCGGCGCTCACAGCCCTTTCCGCCACTCAGGGAGAGAGCCGACAGCCGACCGCGTGGCTCTACACCGAGAACCGCTGGAAAGATGGCCCACGCCACCGCTTGAGCATGAAGCGGCAAGCGATTTCCGACGAGGACATCAACGAGTTCGAGATTACGGAAACGGCCCTTTACGCCCTCCCTGCCGCCCCTACTCCTGCTGATGGGGGTGAGGAATGAGGGTTCATTCGCCTTCGGCTCATACCCAGCCTGCGACGGAGAAACCGGATGTAGGCCTTCGGGTGATCGCTGCGGCCTACGAGATTGTCCCGTCGCTGAACGACACGCGGTCCGTCCGGACGATCATCAGCGCACCGCCGCCTGCCCGCCATCACAACCTGTGCGGCCTCGAATATCACCTGAAAGAGCGAGGCATGATCGCGGACGAACAGACGACGCGAAACAGCGGGTTCATCCTGTCTGACGGGACATACGCCGACCGAAAGCGAGCAGCTCAAGTCGCCATCGCAGCCGGGCAGGTGACCGCCGAGGCGATGACCGTCAAAGACACCCTGTTCTCGGAGGATTTGTGGTGACCAGAACTGCAAACTCGGTCGGTACGGAGCGAAGCGAAGTGCACCATGAAACCGGAGAACAACCATGACCACCAGACTAGAGCCGGTGTGGCGGACTGTTCCGGTAGAGCCGACAGAGGCGATGTTCGCGGCTGCCTTGGCCACTAACGAGCCGTTTCACCCGTGCGCGGTGTGGGACGCCATGCTCGCAGCAGCCCCCGCCCCTGATGGGATGCGGGAGGCGATTGCGCGGGTTGTTCAGCAAGAAGCCGAGGTCATCCACAACGCTGGTCGGCGCTCGAAGATGTACGATAGCGGGGCGCTGACCGACGCCATCCTCGCCATCATCGCAAAAGGGGAAGGACGGTGAAGCCTGACGTCTCCCTCATCCCGGAGCCGGACCGCTCGACCGTCGAGCGCAAGCCCCTGACGCCGAAGCAGCGAGCCCAGCTCGCCCTCGATCAGGACGGCCTGTGTGGCTGCGGATGCGGGGGGAAGCTGGACCACGCCCGAGAGGGCACCATCGACGAACACCTCGACCCCCTCGCCCTGACCGGCACCAACGAGCTGACCAACCGTTCGATCTGGCGCAAGCCCTGCTCGGACGCCAAGACGCGGGGCCTCGATATGCCCCGGATCACCAAGGCCAAGGCCCAAGCCGGAGAGACCGGCCAGTGGGCCAGACGACAACGCCGGGGCAAGGGCCTCATCGACAACCGTGGCTTCGAGAAGCCCAAGGAGAAATACAAATGGCCGAAGCGCCCTCTGAAGTGATCCGCGAAGCGGTCGACGTCCTGATCCATCAGCAGGCCCAGCACCTGTATGTGCGCGGGGCGCTCTCAGTCGCCGAGAAACTCTACCCGCCAGCGCCGGGCAAGGCCACCACGGGCGGCTTCGAGCTGGTCCTCGGCAAGATGGAGGCGCAGGCCATCGTCGAGACACTGCTGAGGGACGACACCCCGCAGGGGCGCATGGCCAAGGCGACCACCCTCTCCGTCCGGACCTACCTCGGCTACCCCGTCATCGTCGAAGGCGAGACCGGGGTGAAGGTGCGGCCGAAGACGAAGGCGGAGCAGACGACAGTGCGCTGGTTCGGGGGCGAGGGCGGCTTCAACTTCGCCATGCAAGACCGCCGGACGTTCGGACGGGACGGGTGGAGGGACGGATGACCGAGACCACGGAGGCGAGAGCGAACCAGATACGCGAAGCGTTCGACCGCAAGAAGGGCTTCGTCCTCGATGCTTGCCACAAGCAGGGCAGGTGCCGGATTAACATCGCGCCCAAGCCCCAGATTAGCTTCAGGCTGGAGGCCGCGCCGCTTGGCCTCGTGATCGTAGACCAGCTGCTCTTCGAGCTGGAATGGGCGGAGCCGCCCAACCACTGCTGCTGGCGCATCATGTGCGAGGGCGTCCTCGTCTTCGACGGTGTGCTATAGGCCTCGCATGACCCAGACCACCACAGCACCAGAGGCAGGATCGGAGCCGCTCGCCAACGACCGGCACGAGGCGTTCTGCATCGAGTACCTGAAGGACATGAACGCCACGCAGGCCTACATCCGGGCAGGGTACAAGCCGGGCAAGGCCGCGACTGTCGGCGCGTGCCAGCTCATAGCAAAACCTAATGTAGCGGCCCGTGTCGATTACTTGCGTCGATCCAAGTTCAAGGCCCTGCACATGGGGGCCGATGAGACGCTGGCCGAGATCGCCCGGCTGGCCCGGTTCAACATCAAGTCGATCACGCACATCACCCCTCGGGGCGAGCCCTACATCGACCTGTCGATGGCCACCGAGGACGACATGGCGGCCATCGGGGAGCTGGTGATCGAGGACTACATGGACGGCCGGGGAGACGACGCCCGAGAGGTACGCCGGGTGAAGGCCAAGGCCCCGCACAAGATGGCGGCGCTGGCCCTGCTGGCGAAGCACCACGGGATGCTCACCGAGAAGATCGAGGTCACCGTCACGGACGGCCTCATGGGCAAGATGGCGCAGGCCCGAGAGCGGCTGCGTCGAGCAAGGGAGAAGAAGGATGATTGAGAAGCAGAGGCTGGTGAGGGCCGCCGACAGGGCGATGGATGGGGGGCGCGTTCCCGGCGCGGTCGTCAACGCCGTCCTCGACGCCATGATCGACAACCTGTCGAGCATCGGCAGTGGTCACAGCTCCGAGAAGGGCACCAGCTTCATGCTGGCCCGCCTCCGCGACCTGCGGGACGGGATGCGATGAGCGCCCCCAACGCCACGTCGCTCTCGGTGCCGTTCATCGTGACGCCACTGGGGCCGCCGCACCCCTGCCGCGACCCGGTCCGGGCCGGTGAGAAGGGCCGGAGCGAGCGGTGGATGAAGGACCGGGTCAAGAAGCCCGGCCTCGCCCTGAAGCGGTTCTCGTGGGAGGCTGTGGACGACGGTGGACAGATCACCTTCGCCCGTGCCAGATAGCAGACGCCCGGTGTCGGACCGGGAGAGGAGAGACGAATGACAACCCCTTCTGACGCTACGCTGGCCTTGTGCTGGCGCAAGCTCGGCCTCGGCTGGACACTGGCCGGGATGGAGCGCCGCCTCGGCATCGAGCTGGGCACCCTCGACCGCCTGCTCTGGCACTGGCGCGCTCGTGGAGCCCCGTCGTGAAGACCAGACCCTGCAAGACCTGCCACGGCAGCGGTCAGGTGCCCGCTCGCGGGTGGTGGAGCGGCGGCACCAAGGCCTGCCCCAACTGCGGCGGCTCCGGCGAACGGTTCCCGGCCGTCACGGGCAGGCCCCGATGACCCGCCCGGCCTACGACCCCCACCGACAGGCCGACGGCGTGAACCGGGCCGACCTCAAGCTCCGCTCCTTCGGACGCCGGGTCGGTGGGGCCACCATGTGCCCCACCTGCGACGGCGACGGCTTCACCCTCCGCCGGACCGGCGGGAGCAATCTGGAGCCTGTCATCGAGCCGTTCCGCTGCTATGACTGCGGCGGTGAGGGCCTCGACCCCCGCAACCTGCCAGTGAGCCCGGAATGAAACGCAAGCTGATCCGCGCCGCCAACGACCCGTGGCTCAAGGGGAAGTGTCACATCAAGGCCCGCTACGGCTCGGAGCGTGACGCCCGGCGGGTCGGCCGGGACCGTCTGGCCAATCCCGAGCCCAGCCGCCTCCACGGCGGCGAGAAGACCGACCGCCTCTGGCCCTACGCCTGCTGCGGGTGTCGCCAGTGGCACCTGACCCGGCAGGACAGCGGCGAGGTCGCCATCACCCGGCGAGAAATGTGGGAAGGAACAGGCCTGTGAGGAAGAACGGAGTGAGGGACAAGCTGCTCGCCCGCCTGCGGGCCGGGCCGCTGCCCGGCGACGACTGGTCCGGCCTGTGCCAGTCCCGGCACGCCCTGAACGCCAACATCTGGCGGCTGCGGCAGGAAGGCTACGACATCAAGACCGAGGGCGGCGGTGGGCGCAGCGGACGGTATGTGCTGAAGGAGACGACATGAACCGCAGAGACCTGTTCCGTGGAGCCGGGGCGCTGGCGCTGTCGGCCGCGATGCCTGCGCCGACCGAGCTGCCGATGTCGCCAGCCGAGCGGTATCGGCAGCTGCTGGCCCTGCGCGCCCAGTGGGAGGATCGCGTTGTCGGCAGGGTCGTGGACCGCTTCTGGGAGGGTGTCTGGAAGGGCGACCCAGACGCAGAGCTACGCCAGTTTGAGGGCCTGCTGCCCCGATACGACGTCCAGCCCCTCCCGGTCGAAGACCCGTCCTCGATCTGGGTCACGGTATGGGACTTCGAGGGTCGCGAGCTGTGAACGTCCTCGTCCTCGGCCCCGGCGATCCCCAGTCCCACCTCAAGCGCCTCGCCCTCTGGCACGGCGAGCTGTTCCTGATGCCGCCCGACACCGCCCCCAGAGACGTCGACTTGGTCCTGCTCATGCCCGGTGGTATGGACGAGCCTGCAGCGCGCCGGGCCAGACTGGCCGGGGTGCGGTTCGCGGAGGTGTGTGATGGCCATTCCTGACCCCGAGACGTTCCGCGCCAAGGCTGCCGAAATGGGAGAGCAGTTCGACCAGCGGTTCCTGACGGAGCTATTCTACGGTGACAGGCCAGCTCAAGACCTGCCGTGGCGCGACCGGCTGGCCGATCTGATCGGCGGCGTGGCCGACGCGCTGGCCGACTTCGCCGAGTGGGTGCGCTATGGCTCTTGAGTACGAAGACCTGACCGCCACTGCCGAGGGCATGGCCGCAGCCCGCGACGCCAAGGTCGCCGAGGGTTGGCGGGTCCACACAGCCTTCAGCGCGACGCATTATCTGCTGGAGCGCGGCGCACCCCCGGTGAACCGCCAGCCCCAGTCACCGTCTGCCCCAACGGGCAACAAGGCCTGACGAAAGCCCTGATGAAAGCCCCGACCGATCTGACCCACGAGGAGGCCCAGCAGGCCTTCGCTGACGCGCTCGTCGAGCTGGCGGACGACCCATACGGCTTCGCCATGTGGGCCTTCCCGTGGGGCGTCGAGGGCTCGTCGCTGGAGAAGGAGAGCGGCCCGGACGAGTGGCAGCGCGAGCAGCTGGAGAGCATCGGCGACCACATCCGCTCCAACCCCGGCCGCCCGTACCGTGGCGCGACCGCCTCCGGCCACGGGATCGGCAAGTCGGCCCAGACCTCGATAGTCATCCTCTGGGCGGGCATGACCGGCGTCGACACGCGCGGCGTCATCACGGCCAACTCCGACACCCAGCTACGCACCAAGACGTGGGCCGAGGTCGCGAAGTGGTGGAGCCTGCTGTGCGAGGCCCACCCGGTCGCCTCCGACTTCTTCGAGCTGACCGCCTCGGGCTTCAGGTCCAAGGAGCGCCCCTCGACGTGGCGCATCGACGCCATCCCGAACAACCCGAAGAACCCCGCCGCCTTCGCCGGGTCGCATAACGACGGCAAGCGCCTGCTGGTCATCATCGACGAGGCCTCCGAGATCGAGGACCCGATCTGGGACACGGTCGAGGGGGCGATGACCGACGGCGGCGAGGGGACCGAGATCATCTATCTGGTCTACGGCAACCCCACGAAGAACGTCGGGCGCTTCAAGGACATCGTCGCCGGTCGCCTGCGCGGCAGCTGGAACGTGCGCCAGATCGACAGCCGCAAGGTCAAGCGCACCAACAAGGCCGAGCTGGCCGACATGGTCACGGCGTGGGGCGAGGACAGCGACTTCGTCCGAGTGCGGATCAGGGGCGTCTTCCCTCGCGTCGGCACCACCCAGCTGATCTCGACCGAGGACGTGATGAACGCCCGCGCCCGGAAGGCGGAACACATCCCCTCCGATCCGCTGGTGGCCGGTCTCGACATCGCCCGCTTCGGCGATGACGCCTCGGTGCTGCACGCCCGGCGCGGCCGGGACGCCGCCTCGATCCCGAAGAAGGTCTGGCGCGGGGTGGACACCATGTTCCTCGCCGGGGAGGTCGCCCAGTGGTGCATGGAAATGAAGCCGGACGCCCTGTTCGTCGACATCGGCGGCATGGGGGTCGGCGTCTACGACCGCCTGATCCAGATGCGGGTGCCCAACGTCTACGCCGTCAACTTCGGGGCCAAGGGCGGGATCGCCCGCTTCAACGGCATGGAGGCGCGCACCGGCAACCACGCCGCCTCGATGTGGGTCTCGATGCGCGAGTGGCTGAAGCTGGGGGCGCTGCCGCCGGACGATGACCTGCTGGAGATCGACCTCACGACCCGCGAGTACGGGTTCACCGAGGACAACGCGATCATGCTGGAGAAGAAGGAGGCGATGAAGAAGCGCGGCCTGCCCTCTCCCGACCACGGCGACGCCCTCGCCCTGACGTTCGCCATGCCGGTCCAGCCGGTCCGCGTGCCCACTAGCTTGCGAGACCTGATGGCTGTAAAGGCAGGCGGAGAACACGACCCCTATGCGGGGGTCCAGACCGACTACGACCCGTACGCAGGAATGTGACCATGTGCCTGATCCCGAAAGCCCCTGCGACCCCCGGACCGCGCAACGCGCCGAGGATGCCGGACGCCCCGGACGCAGCGCGCATGGACGCCAACGCGAGGAAGCGGTCGACGCTCGCCTCGATGATTACGACCCCGCCCGGCGGGATGGGCGCTGTCTCCACCACCGGCAAGGCTGTTCTGGGGGCCTGATGGACGCCGCCGCGATCCTCACCGACCTGACCCCGGACGAGGTCGCGCTGGTCATCGCGGGCGACGGCGAGCTGATCGGCTGCTCCGGCGTCTGTAACCGCCCAGAGCCCACCGCTCGCCAGCTCGGCACCTGCGCCGCCTGTCACCGACTGTACGTCCACCCGCCGGGAACCTGCTAGATGGCCGCCATTTCCAACGAGGAGCTTCGCAAGAAGCTGGAGACCACCAAGACTGGTCTGGCGAACCTGCGCCGCCCGTGGGAGACGCCGAACGAGGAGGCGGCTCGCTACACCCTGCGCGTCCTGCCGCCCTATGTCGGCCGCACATCGCAGGTCGGTAGTCAGAACGGCAGCCTGTCCGGCCAGCGCACGATGCGCGCCAACAACCGGCTCTACAACTCGACCGCTGGCCGCGCCCTTCGCACCGGCACCAACGGGATGTCGAGCGGGATGTCGTCCCCCAGTCAGCCGTGGTTCAAGCTGAAGCTCCAAGACAAGGAGCTGATGGCCTTCCACGAGGTGAAGGTCTGGCTCGACGACGTCCAGAACCAGCTCTACGACTTCCTCGCCCAGACCAACATCTATCAGGCGATGCAGGCGGGCTACAAAGAGCTGATGTGGTCCGGCTCCGAGGCTGGCCTGTTCGTCCCCGACTGGAAGTACGGGGCCGTCGCCTACCCCCTGACGTGGGGCGAGTACTGGTTCGGTCAGGACTACGGCCTGCGGATCGACACGCTCTACCGCACGACCGCCATGACGGTCGGCCAGATGAAGGCCAAGTTCGGCTACGACGCCCTGTCGAAGGCCGCGCGCAGGCTGTTCGACAGCGGCAACTTCCACACCTCGGTGGAGGTGATGCACGCCATCGAGCCGAACCTTGAGCGCGAGTACGGCAAGATCGACCGCACCAACAAGCCCTACCGCTCCATCTACTGGGAGCCGGGCTCGGACAAGGCGGGCATCCTCGCCTTCGAGGGCTTCGACCGGAAGCCCTTCTTCACCCCGCGCTGGGAGAGCATGGGCTCCGACCCGTACTCGGCTGGCCCCGCCTTCGACGCCCTGCCCGACAGCCGCAAGCTCCAGCTTCAGGAGCTGCGGTTCCAGCAGGCGCAGGACTATCTGGTGCGCCCGCCGCTCCAGATGAGCGTCGGCGATATGAACCGGGGTGCGAACCTGATCCCCGGCGGCCTGACCTACACCACCACGACCGACGCTGGCGGCCGGGCCGGGCCGATCTACGAGATCAACGCCGGGGCGCTCCAGTGGATGGCACGCGATATGCAGGAGCGCACCGAGCCTGCGATCCGCGAGGCCCTGTTCGAACCCCTGTTCCTCGCCATCACGCGCGGGATGCCGGGCGTCCAGCCGCGCAACGTCGAGGAGATCGTGCGCCGCCACGAGGAGCAGCTGGGCCAGCTCGGCCCGGTGGTCGACCGCGTCCAGATCGAGAAGCTCTCGGTGATCGTGCTGCAGGCCTTCGACATCCTGTCCAAGGCCCAGATGCTCCCGCCGGTCCCGCCGTCGATGAACGGCAAGGAGATCGGGCTGGAGTTCATTTCGATCCTCGCGCAGGCCCAGAAGATGATCGGGCTGGGCACGATGGAGCGGGCGCTCGGCTTCATCGGCAACATCGCTGGCGTCTACCCGCAGATCACGGACAAGCCGGACTTCGACATGATCCTCGACGAGTACACCAACCGCCTCGGCGCGCCTGCGCGCCTGATGCGGTCGGAGGACGACGTGTCGGCCGCTCGCGACGCCCGTGCCCAGCAGGCCGCCCAGCAGCAGCAGGCCGCCATGATGCCCGCGATGGCGCAGGGGGCCGAGGCCGCCCGCCTGCTGTCCGAGACAGACGTGGGCGGCCAGCCGATGCTGGATCGCCTGATGCCGCGACCGGGGGTGTAGGATGAGCCGAGAGCAGATCGGGTTCGACGAGTTCGACGACAGCAGGGTCGACGCTGAGGAGAAGGCGCGCGAGGCGGAGAAGCGCCGGGCCGGTGCGCTGGCCATGCAGGCCTCGCTCGATGCCGAGAGCTTGGTCAGCAATCCCGCCTTCGTGAGATATTTCTTTACAGTGCTGGCCCGCGCTGGCATTTACCGCGCAGCCTTCCACGCACAACAAGGCCGACAGGACTACGAAGCCGGTCGCCGTGCCCTTGGGATTGAGCTGCTCGACGAGCTTCTGCGGATTGACCCGCAGATGGCCATCGCCCTGTCGGTGGAGCAAGCCAAACTTGAGAAGAAGGTCCAAGATGAAAATCCGTAACACCCTGATCGGCCGAATGACCCCCGCAGAGCGCGCGCTCGGGCGGTTCATGCGCTCGCCTGATGGCCACCCTGACGCCGCCCCGGCGGCCGAGGCGGACGCCCCTGTTGACGCGGCGGCTGAAGCTGGTGCAGATGCGGGTGCCGGAGCCGACGGCGATGCAAGCGCGGGGAGCCCGGCAGGCACTGCCCCTACCGATGTCGCGTCAGAGGACGCAGCGGACTGGGGCGACGGCGCGGCTGACAAGCCCGCCACGGAGGGCGCGACTGATGAAGCTGACGCAGCGTCGGAAGACGGAGCTGATGCCGAGGTCGCGCCCTACGAGGGCCTCACCCCTCCCGAAGGCTTCGAGGCCCTCGACACCGAGGCTCTGGCGGCGGCAGCGCCGCTGATGCGCGAGTTCGGCGTCCCCGACGACAAGGCGCAGGACTTCATCAACCGGGCCGCACCCGTCATCAGCGGCATGGTGGAGAAGGCCCTGACGCAGGCCGCCGAGGCGCAGGAGACCGCCCGCATCGAGCTGTCCCGCCAGTGGGCGGAGGAGACCAAGGCCGACCCCGAGGTCGGGGGCGCGAAGTACGACGAGAGCCGCGCGCTGGCCGCCAAGGCCCGCGACGCCTTCTTCGGCGACCTGCCCGAGTTCCGCGAGTTCCTCACCACGACCCAGCTGACCAACCACCCCGCCATGCTGAAGGGCTTCGCCCGCATCGGCAGGCAGATCAGCGACGGCTCGATCCACATCGGCGACAGCACGGCGAAGGAAGACGTGCCGCTCGCCCACAAGCTCTACCCCGCCTACGTCCCCAAAGACTAAGCACCCCGACCACCCGACCCGGCTGAACGTCGCGAGACAGTGCAGCAGCCCAAAGATGGAGAAGACCAATGGGCGTTCGTAACGCAACCCTCCCGTCCCTCATGGACGTGATGAACCGACTGGACCCGGACGGCGGCCTCGCTGGCATCGCCGAAATCCTGACCCAGACCAACGAGGCCAACGACGACATCACTTGGTCGGCTGGTAACCTCGTGACCGGCGACCGCCACACCGTTCGGACCGACAAGCCGACCGTCGGCTTCCGCCGGATCAACGAGGGCGTCGCCAAGTCGAAGAGCGGCACCGCGCAGGTCGACGAGAAGGCCGCGATGCTCGAAGGCCAGAACCAGATCGACCGCAAGCTGGCGATCCTGTCTGGCAACATCGCCCAGTATCGTCTGGACGAAGGCCGCTCGTTCATCGAGGCCATGTCGGACGAGTTCTGGCAGACCATGTTCTATGGCAACGAGGCGTTCGCCGACAAGGAGTTCACGGGTCTGACCCCGCGCTTCAACTCGGTGGGCAACTCGCAGGTCATCGACGCGGGCGGCACCGGCACGGACAACCGCTCGATCTGGCTGATCGTCTGGGCTCCGGACAAGGTCACCGGCCTCTACCCGAAGAACACCAAGGGTGGGCTGATGCACATGGACACGACGGCGAACAACGCCGTCGGCCCGGATGGTCACCCCATCGGTGACAAGGTGCTGGACGCCAACGGCAACACCTACCTCGCCTACAGCGATATGTGGACGTGGGACTGCGGCCTGAAGATCAAGGACCCGCGCTACATCGTCCGCGCGGCCAACATCGACTTCAGCCTGCTGACCAAGGACCGGGCGACCGGCGCTGATCTGCAGGACATCATGGTCCAGATGATGGGTCGCATCCAAGGCCTGAACGGCAACGCCGCCTTCTACGCCTCGCGCGACATCCACAATATGCTGGACCGTCAGGCCTCGCAGGACGGCCGCGCCTTCAACGGCTTCAACCGCGCCAACTTCGGACGTCCGGGCATCGACAGCCTTGCCTTCCGTGGCGTCCCGGTCCGTCGCATGGACGCCCTGAACGTGGACGAGGCCCGCGTCGTCTAACCGGCCGGGGCCGGGTCTGGGGCCATCCCAGACCCGGCGCTGACCACCGAGATCAACTCCATGCCCAAGGAGGGCACCCCATGATTACCGACCGCGAAAATATGTTCTGCGAGAACCTCGCAGTCACCGCTTCCGGCACCGTTGGCGATGTCGTCAAGGTCACGAGCCGGATGCGGAAGCAGAACCTCGATCTGTTCATCCAGAACCAGAGCGCCATCAACAACGCCACGTCGTTCGCGTGGAAGTTCGTGTCCTCGGCGGCGTCTGACCTGTCGTCGCCGACGACCATCGCCGACAGCGGTGCCATCGCTCTGGCCACCCTGAACGCGGCTGGCGGCTACCGCTACGTCGCGCCGTTCTCCACGATCCCGCTGGCACATAAGTACGTCGGCCTCGTTGCCACCCTCGTCGGCACCGCGCCGACCACGGGCGGCATCACGGCTGGCATCGTCGAGACCGCCGTCCTCGACACCTCCGAGCGGCCGACCTACTACACCGGCCGATAACGGATGAAGGGGCCGGAGCAACCGCTCTGGCCCCTGACCGTTCCACCATCTGAAGCATCACTGGAGACATCCGATGCCCCTGATTATCAACGAAGGACCGAACCCCCGCTTCGTCGGCGGTCGCCTGATCGCCATCGGCGAGAGCTACGACCCGGAGGAAGCCTCGGGCTCCGAGGCCTTCGTCACCGGCACCACCCCGGCTGGCCAGCTCTCGGTCGAGCAGCTCGAAGCCCTGCTCGCCCGCAAGAAGGGTCAGGCCACCGACGACGTGACCCAGAAGCTGGAACGCGAGGGCCTCGCTGCCTCGACCGGCGAAGACATCCTGAACGCCGACGTGGCTCTGGCCCCGACGGCTCCGACGGCTGGCGACACCTCGACCGACCTGACCCCGGCCGCCGTGGCGGCTCTGGACCACGACAAGGACGGCGAAGCCGGTGGCTCGCGCAAGAAGGCGGAGATCGCTGCCGACCTGACCGCCGCTGGCGTGACGTTCGACAGCAAGCTCTCTCGCGACGAGCTGGCGAAGCTGCTGGACGACCACAACAAGAAGGCCTGACGCGGCCTTTCGACCGTGCTATCGGGGGGCGGCGGGCAACTGCCGCCCCTTTCGCTTGGGTGAACCATGACCTCCGCCGTCGCCGCCTGCAATCTGGCCCTTCAAGAGCTGCCGCACCGCAAGATCACCAGCCTGCTGGACAACAGTCTGGCGGCGGAGACCTGCCGGGACCAGCTGCCGCAGGTGCTGGGCGAGCTGATGGAGCAGGGCGAGTGGGGCTTCGCCCTGAAGCGCGCCACCCTGAGCGAGATCACCAACGACCGGACGTCGAGCTGGGGCTACGCCTACGCGACCCCCAACGACATGGCGATGCCGCTCCGCGTCCTGCCGCCCGAGACCCCGGCCGGTGAGAGCTACCTGCTGGAGGGCCAGCGTCTGGCGACCACCGGCTGGGCCTACCCCTTCGAGCCGGTCCTGTTCGACTTCGAGGGCTCGGCTCTCTGGACCGGCCAGCGCGAGGCGGTGCTGGAGTACGTCGTCACCAACCCCGACTACGCCAAGATGTCGAAGCGGTTCATCCGCCTGCTGGCCCTGACGCTGGCCTCCCGGCTGGCCATGCCGATCAAGCAGGACCGCCAGCTGAAGCAGGACCTGCTCTCCGAGGCCGAGCTGCACCGGCAACGCACCTTCGCCGGGGACTTGAACCGGAACCCGACCCAGAACACCTACGGGCAGAACTTCATCCCGTCCGTGCTGGCCGGACACTTCGAGGCCCCCGAATGAGCTTCCGCGACAGCCTGCCGTCCTTCTCCAGCGGGGAGGTCTCGGCCAAGATCGCCGACCGATACGACGTCGCCAAGCGCCAGACCGCGCTGGAGCGGGCGCGCAACGTGCTGCTCCTGCCGGAGGGCGGCGTCTACATCCGCGCGGGCTTCGAGTTCGTGGACCGGGTGATCGACTACACCAAGCTCAACCGGCTGATCGAGTTCTTCTTCACCGTCGAGGACAGCTACGCGCTGGAGTTCAGCGAGGGCACAATGCGCGTGATGTCCGGCGGCAGCCCCGTGATCCGCCCCGCCCTGATCGTCACCGGGATCACCAACGCGGCGCAGGCTGTCGTGACCGTCCCGGCGCACGGGTATCAGGTCGGCTGGCGGGCGCAGGTCACCGGGATCGAGGGCATGGTCGAGATCAACGGCATGATCGGCGAGGTCGTGGCTGTCACGACCGATACCGTCACCCTCGACATCGACAGCACCGACTTCGGCGTCTTCACCGGCTCCGTCGGTGGCGTGGCCGGGGACAGCGAGGGCGGCACTGGCGGGGAGCCGGGCACCCCGCCGACCACGCCTCCCGGCATCGACGACGACGACACGGTGCCGCCGCGTCTGGACCCCTATGTCCCGGTTCAGCTTGAGGTCTTCTGATGCCCATCGCCGCCATCTACCAGATCGAGACCCCCTTCACCGAGGGCCACCTTCGGGCGATCAGCTACGAGCAGACCGGAGACGGCCTCGTGCTGGTGGTGCGCGGCGTCCATCCGCAGCTCCTGCGCCGGTTCGGGCACGCCAACTGGCGGCTGGAGGACGCCCCCATCGGGACCACCGCCACGGCCCCGGCGGCGGTCGACGCGGTCGTCACCAACCCGAACAACTCCGAGAGCGCCGACGGCTACGTCGAGAGCCCGCACCAGTATGCGGTGAGCGCCGTGCGGGAGCTGGACGGGCGGGAGAGCCAAGTCACCGACAGCTCGATCATCAACAACGACATCACGGTCAAGGGCAACTTCAACACCATCACGCCGGACGCCGTGGCGGGGACCTCAGAGTACCGGGTCTACCGCAAGAAGAACGGCTCCTACGGCTACATCGGCACCCTGCTGCCCCCGGCCACGGACTTCGTGGACGACAACATCCTCGCCGACTTCAGCGACGGGCCGCCGACCAATCACAACCCCTTCGCCGATGAGGAGTACCCCTCGGCGGTCACCTTCCACAGCCGCCGGACCTTCTATGGCCGGACCCTGTCGAAGCCCTCGACGGTCTACGGCTCGCAGACCGACGACCTGTTCAACCACGACAAGTCCCGCCCGCTCCGCGCCACGGACAGCATCGAGCTGAACCTCGTCGGCAAGGGGATCAACGCGATCCGCCACCTCCTCTCGCTCGGCGAGCTGCTCGCCCTGACCGGCGACGGCGTGCTGGCACTGAAGGCCGGTGAGGGCGTGCTGACCCCCACCTCCATCGAGAGCAAGGTGCAGGGCTATCGCGGCGTCGGCGACTGCCGCCCGGCCACGGTGGACGAGGTGGGCTTCTACACCACCGCCCGAGGCCAGAGCATCCGCACGCTGGGCTATAGCTTCGAGCGCGACGGCTTCAAGGGCAACGACCTGACCGTCTTCTCGCGCCACTTCTTCACCTCCTACAAGGTGCTGGAAATGGTCTGGTGCGAGCAGCCCTCCTGCGTGATGTGGTGCCTGCGCGACGACGGCCAGCTGCTGGCCCTGACGTGGATGGCCGAGCAGGAGGTCTGGGGCTGGACGCTCTGCTACACCAACGGCGTGGTCGAGAGCATCTGCCGGGTGTCCGAGGACGGGCGCGATGTCCTGTATGCCTCGATCCGCCGGGAGGTCGGCGGCGTCGACCACCGCTACATCGAGCGCATGGCCGACCCGAAGTGGATCGAGGAGACGTGGGAGGATCAGGAGGAGGCGATCATCCTCGACAGCGCCGTCACCTTCTACTCCGAGGACAAGGTCTCCGTCCTGTCGCGGCTCTGGTGGCTGGAGGGCCTGACCGTCACCGCTCTGGCTGACGGCTTTGTCCACAAGGATCGCACCGTGGTCGACGGCGTGATGACGCCGCCGATCCCGAACGGAGGCGCGAACCGCATCACGGTCGGCCTGCCCTACGCCGCCTACATCCGCACGCTCCCCATCGTCCGTGACGGCGGGAACGGCTCGACGCGCGGACGCAAGCAGTCGGCGGCCAACGCCATCGTCAGTGTGCTGAACACGCGCGGCATCAAGATCGGCGCGGGCACAGACCCGGACATCAACCTGCTCTACGACGCCCCGATCCCGCGCGGCGTCGGCGCTCCGCCGCCCCTGTTTACGGGCCTGATCGACCCGCTCGGTCTGGGCGCGGAGGACTGGAAGGATGCCAAGGTGACGGTCGCCCAGACGCAGCCGCTGCCGATGGTCATCCGCTCGATCTCGCCGGACATCGAACTTGGCGGCTAGGTGGCAGGTCATCCCAGCGCGAGCGGGGCACATCAACCGGATCGCCAACCGGATGCGGCCGCACGACGTGCGCGAGGTCTCCGCTCTGGGGAAGACCCCGAAGCGCGCCATGCGGAACAGCTTCGCCGCGTCGTTCATGAGCTGGACGGTCCTCATGGACGGCCAGCCGGTGGCCATGTTCGGAGCGTCGGCGCACGATCTGATGGAGGGCGTCGGAGGCGTCTGGTTCCTCGGCACGGACGACGTCTCGAAGGGCGCTCGGCCATTCATGCGCTGGGGGCCGCGCTTCGTTGAGGGGATGCTCCGCGAGTTCCCCCGGCTGGAGAACTACGTCTCCGTCGAGAACGCCCCTGCGATCCGCCTCCTGAAGGCGCTGGGCTTTGCCATCGACGACGAGATCGTGGTACTGGGCGGCGTGCCCTTCCGGCATTTCAGCAAGGCCCGAAGCTGTGTGTGAGCCCACCACCCTGATGATGGCGTCGATGGCCGTGTCCGCCATCGGAACCGCCTACACCGGCTTCTCGTCTGCGGGGCAGGCCGCCTACCAGTCGCGGGTGGCGTCGAACAACGCCAAGCTCTCCCGCGAGCAGGCCGTCGACACCACCGAGCGCGGCCTTTCCGAGCAGCTCCGGCAGGGCCGGGAGGTGGCGGGCATCCGCTCCGCCCAGATCGCCGCCTTCGCCGCCAACGGCATTGACCCGTCGGCAGGCTCGGCCGCTGACGTGATCGCCGACACCGACTACTTCGGCAAGCTCGACCAGCTCGCCATTCAGGAGAACGCCGGGCGCGAGGTGCGCGGCCACCTGATCGACGCCCAGAACTTCCAAGAGGAAGCCCGCGCCCAGAGGCGGCAGGCCAACCAGCTCGTCATCGGCACCACCCTCAAGGTCGGTGCTGACATCCTTGGCGGCTCCTCGCAGATCGCCGGGATGAAGCCCCTGCCCTCCGCCAAGAGCGGCGGCGCGACCGGCCCGATAAAGACGGGCTACGCCTCCGTCGGCGCGATGGCGCGTCCCCGTTCACCCGGCTTCGCTCGTGGCATTGCCGGTGCCCCGGCATGGGGGGCCCGCTGATGTCTCGCGTTACCGTCTACTCCCCGCAGGTCCAGACGCAGGCCATGACCGGGGCCAAGCAGAACCCGGTCTCGACCGGCTTCGGGCAGGCCGTTGGTCAGGGTATCGAGGCTGTCGGCCAAGGACTGAACGTCGCCGCGCAGGAGCGCGACAAGTACGTCCAGCGGGTCGATGAGGCCGCCGCTCTGGAGGCAGACACCGCCACGTCCGAACAGCTGGCCGCCGTCGAGCAGCGGCTGCTGTCCGCGCAGGGCCGCAACGCGATGGACCTGCAGCCCGACATCGAGGCGGAGTGGGTGCAGACGGTTGCCGCTGGCCGGGCGGGCCTGCAGACCGACCGCCAGCGCGCCGCCTATGACGCCCTCGCCCGCCAGCGCCGGGACCGCTGGGTCGGCCGCGCCACCACGCACGTCGCCCGCGAGACCGAGGTCTACACTGCCGGGGAGGAGGACGGTCACGTCGCCAACCTGTCGCGGGAGACCGCCATGCTGCCGGTCGGCTCCGAGGAGCGCCGGATGGCTGGAGGCCAGCTGTCTGCCGCCATCGGTGCGATTGCCGCGCGGCGCGGCCTCTCGCCGGAGAAGCGTGAGGAGCTGGCGATGGCCACCTACTCCGCCGTCCACACGGCCACGATCCAGCAGCTCCAGAACGAGCAGCCGGACGAGGCGTGGTCCTACCTTCAGGCGAACAAGGACCAGATCGCGCCGGACGTCTACGCCCGGCTGATGCCGCAGGTCCGTGACGACCGGAACGCCTATGTCGCGAAGGCCGAGATCGAGGGCTTCATCCAGAGCCGCAGCGGCTCGCGCGTCCCGGTCGATGTCGAGGGCGAGAGCGGCACGTTCGAAATGCAGCCGCCGGTCTCCGGCACGCCTCGGCGGTCGTCCGGCTATGGCCCGCGCAACGCCCCGGCGACCAGCGGCGGCCGTCGTGGCAGCTCCAACCACCGGGGCATCGACTGGGCCGTCCCGCCCAACACCGCCGTCATGGCGGCGCTGCCCGGCGTCGCCCGCGTCAGGCAGGACCCGGACGGCTTCGGCACCTACGTCGTCGTCGAACACGGCAACGGCCGGGAGACGATCTACGCCCACCTGAACGGGGCGACGATCACCGACGGCCAGCGCGTCGAGCAGGGCCAGCGCATCGGCCTGTCCGGCTCCAGCGGCAACAGCTCCGGCCCGCATCTGCACTTCGCCGTGCGGGTCAACGGCGAGTACCAGAACCCAGACAGCGCGCTCGGCCAGTCGACCACCGTGAGCGGGGGCGGTGGAGCTGGCGTCGAGTTCGCCACCATCGACGATGTCGAGGACTACGCCCGCGAGCGGGCAGGGGGTGACTGGCGTCTGGAGGAGGCGATCCGCAGGGCGGGCATGGATCGTCTGGAGCGCCGCCGGGCGGTTCGCAACGACCAAGAGAACGAGAGCCGCCGCGCCTTCGATGAGTGGCGCGCAGCCAACCCGGACGCGACGTGGGAACAGGCCCCTGCACAGCTGCGCTCCAGCCTCTCGCCGGGCGACCGTGTGACGGTGCGAAACCAGATGACCCCCAGCCCCACAGAGGGCGGCGGGAACGCGCAGTCGAACGACGTCTATGTCGGCCTCATCGGCGAGGCGGCAGCCACCCCCGAGGAGTTTGCGCGTCGGGACCTGCGCGCCATCCGCGACGTGATCGGCGAGAGCCGCTACGTCCAGCTCTCGAAGATGCAGGCCGACATCCTGACGGCCGATCCGGCTGGCGCTCGCACTGCGCCGCGCATCCTGCAGACCCTGCGGCCGGTGGTGCAGACCTACATCAACGAGGTCTTCGGCGTGGCGACGGCGGCCCGACCGCGAACGCCGGACCAGCAGGCCCAGATCGCGGCGGTCAACGAGCAGATGATGCAGTGGGCGGAGGGCTTCGCCCGCGCCAACCGATCCCGACCGGACCCCAACCCGACGCAGCAGGAAGCGCAGGCGCACCTCGCCCTGCTCCTCTCGCGCACCCGTGACGAAGACGGCACCGAGCGGGTCTGGGCGGCTCGCGCTCCGGGCTCGGCGCTGGTGATCCCGGCCGACGTGCGGCGCGGGCTGGAGGCTGGCCTCCGCCGGTCTGGCCAGCCGGTCAACGCCGAGACGCTCGGCGCGGCCTACGGTCGATACCTTCGGAACCCCGCCTCCAATCCGAGGCTTTCCCCGCTGTCAAATGGCAGGTAAGGGCTACCCATGCCCATCACCCCGGAAACGCCCGAACAGCAACGTCTGAGGCAGGAGCGCGAACGCGCGGCCGAAGCTCTCTATCGGGCACGGGGCATGGACCCCGGCCGGGCCGCCATTGCTGGCCGGGCCGCTGCCGTCCTCGGCCTGCCGCCGAGTGTCGTGCGAGAGAACGAGGAGCTGCTCACGCAGGCCCGCGTGCGGCAGGAGGCTGCCGCCCTGTCGGAGGCCCAGCGGTCGATCCGCTGGCTGGGCCAGCCGGGCAACGCCGAGGTGGCCCACGATCAGGTCGAGAGCCTGTCGGCGATGGAGCGCCTCTACAACACCTTCTCCGCGCCCATCAACGCGATGCTGGCTGTCCAGAACCGGCAGGCCGACAGCCTGACCGTGACCGGCGACCTCGGGCGGCAGGCCTTCGGCGGCGCGATCACGGGGGTCGGCACGGCGGCGCGAGGCCTCGGCCGCACGGTCGAGATCGCAGGCACGGGCACCAATCCGGCGTCCCGCCAAGGAATGACGGCACTGGGCCAGATGCTGGCCGAGGCCGGTCAGCGCATCGAGCGCGGCGGCCGGAACGCGGCGGGCCAGCTGACGGCCGAGGAGCGCGCGTCAGCGACCCGCAACCTGATGCCCAACAGCGCCGACATGGGGCTGGCTACCGACGTCGCCGGGGGCCTCGGCCAGCTCGGCGGTCAGGCGCTCATGGCGATTGGCACCGGGGGGACGAGCGGTGCCCTGCCGCTGCTGTTCGGCCAAGGCGTCGGCCAGATGGACGAGCGCGTCCAGAACGACATGGCGGCCGATGGCCGGACCAGCTACGGCGTCGGCGACATGGCAGCCCTGCTGGGCGGCGGTGCCGTGACGGCCCTGTCCGAGAAGCTCGGCCTCGACGCGATCTTGGGCCGGATGCCCGCCTCGATCCGCTCGAAGTTCACCAGCGCCTTCGCCGACATCCTGTTCGCCGGGGCCGCCGAGGGCGTCTCCGAGATCACCGAGGGCGTGGGCCAGAACGCGCTGGCCATGACCCTGCTGGGTGAGGACACCGGCCTGCTGGACGGCACCGTCGAGGGCGGCTCCGTCGGCGCGCTCGTCGGCTCCATCGCCCGCGCCGCGATCCTGACCGCGATCCCCGGACGCCAGTATGTGCGCGACACGATGCGCGCCGAGCGGGCCGACGGCAGCGCCAATGACTTCGACAAACTTGTGGAAAGCGTTGCGGGAAGCGAGCTGCTTTCGCGCTCCGCTCCGCACCTCCGCGACTTCCTCTCCAGCATCGACGCCTCGGGCACGGTCTACCTGCCCGCCGAGGCCGCCGCGACCTTCTTCCAGTCGAGCCCCGAGAACGAGGCGCTCCTCGACCAGTGGGACCTGCGCGACCAGTACGAGCAGGCGATGGTGTCCGGCGCGGACATCGCGATCCCGACGGCCACCTACCTGACGCAGGTCGCCCCGAGCGGCGCGCACGAGGTCTGGCGCGACGAGGTCCGCCACGGTCTGGAGGCGATGTCGGTCAAGGAGGCCGCCGCGTGGAAGGAGAGCGGTGAGGCGCAGCTGGAGAGCGATCTGGCGGACGCCGCCACGACCGCCGCCAAGATCGCCACCGAGGGCTCCCCGGCGCAGCGTGTCTATCAGGACTGGCTCGATCAGGGCCGCACCGCTGGCCTGACCCGTGACGTCGCCGACGCCAACGCGGTCATCATGGCCCGCCTGTTCGAACGCCGCGCGGCCCGCAACCCGACGATGTTCCCTGACGCATGGGCGGCCTACAAGGACGCCAACGTCACCATCGCCCGCGCCTTCCCCGAGAGCCTGCGGGCGGAGCGTCCTGACGCCCGCCTGATGACGCTCTACACCGCCCTGAAGGCTGGCAAGGCGGCTCCGTCGCAGAGGGCCATGTTCGGCCGGTCGCTGGCGGAGTTCGTCAGCGCCGAGGGCGGGATGTTCGACACGGGCGGCGAGCTGGCCGCGATGGGCGCGGACCAGTGGCACCGTGGCCAGCGGTTCCGCCGCAAGCTCGTGCGGACGCCGGGCGAGGGCAACTTCGGCTCCGACTATGTGGCCGAGCGCGCCATCGCCGCTGGCTACCTGCCGGAGGGGTCGAACGGCAACGATCTGCTGGAGGCCCTGCGGAACGAAATGGCGGGCCGTCCGGTCTTCTCGACCAACGCCGAGCGCGATCTCGCGACCGAGGACAACGCGCGCGCGCTCGACGATCTGGAGGAGCTGCTGGCCAACGCCGGGCTCAACGCCCAGACCGCGACCTACGAGGAGGTGAAGCGCGCCGTCGATGCGCTGGCTGATGCCCCGACCACCCCGCCGGGCGTGGCCTACGAGCAGTCGATGGAGCAGGCCCGCGCGCTGGCTGAGACTTACAAGGCGATGTCGGGCATCGACAAGCCCGCCTTCGTCGGCCCGGTCCAGCCGGTGGTCGAAGACATGAAGGCCATCGCTGACGCGCTGGAGGCGGCGAAGCACGCGCCGAAGAACGCCAAGGTGAAGAAGGCATACCGGGCGCTGATCGACGAGACCGTCGCCCAGTTCCTGATGATGGGCGACATCACGGTTGAGGCGTGGCGCGGCGAGGGCGAGCCCTACGCCAACTCAAAGGCGATGCTGGCCGACGTCCGCTCCGGCCACCTCTGGTTCTTCCTGACCGACAACGGCTTCGGCGAGGGCGCGGACAGCTCTGGCCATCCGCTGCTGGAGAAGACCGGCATCAAGCTGGCCGACGGCACCGAGCTGCTGGCGAACGACCTGTTCCGCATCGTCCACGACTTCTTCGGCCACGCGCAGCAGGGCTTCAACTTCGGCCCGGTCGGCGAGCTGAACGCCTATCTGGAACACGCCTCGATGTACTCCGACGAGGCTGTCCCGGCGCTCGCTGCCGAGACGCTGATGCAGAACGCATGGGTCAACTTCGGCCCGCACCTGCGCCGTGAAGACGGGTCTCTCCCGGCCAAAGGTGAGGACGGCTTCGTGCCGATCCCCGAGCGCCGCTTCGCCGACCAGAAGGCGTTCATCGCGACGCCGGAAGTGCTGGCGCTGGCAGAGAAGGCGAAGGGTCCACTCGCGCAGGTCGAGGCATCGCCGGTCGACGCCGCGCTGGTAGCCCTTCAAGAGCTGGGCCAGCCGAACCCCCTGAACGAGCGCGAGCTTGTGGTCGACGGCGGCGGCATCACCGCCCGGAAGCAGGGGCAAAAGCTGTTCGTCAGCGGCCTGCGCGCCATCGAGCGGGGCGGCGGGCGGCGAGCTATGGAAGCTCTGATCCGGGTCGCGGACGCCAGCGGCGCAACCATCGAGCTGTGGCCGATACCGAGCGATGCTCCTGCCGGGAAGACGATGACGCAGGAGGCGCTGCGCGACTGGTATGCCGGGCTGGGCTTTGCCCCATCCGGCCCCAACTACATGGCGCGACAGCCGACGAGGCGTCTGAAGCTCGGCGGCAAGATGCGGACGGTGTCGTTCAACCAGCCTGACGGCACCGACGCGCCGGGCCTCCAGCGCCCGCCAGTCAACCCCGACGGCACGATCACGCTGACCCACTACAGCGTCGAGCCCGCCCTGACGGAGACCGACCCGACGAAGTGGGGCCGGAGCGGCAACTTCCTGCCCCGCGAAGAGCGGAACATGATCTCCTCGCACCTGAAGCGCACCTACTTCGGGATCGGCGTGGGCATGGAGGGGGGCTACAGGCCCGAGTTCAGCGGCCGGACCGTCTACGTCACCGAGATCGACGCGAGCCGCCTGTACGACGCCGCTGCCGATCCTGACGGGTTCCGCGACAATCTCGACGGCGTGCCCCAGTGGGACCGCATCAACAAGATCGAGCGCCAGATCGAGGCCGCTGGCTACGACGGCTACTGGCTGAAGAACGTGCTGGGCATGACGGCGACGGTGTTCAAGCCGATGCCGGTGCGGCCGGAGGCGCAAGCTCGCGTCTTCAATCAGTCCGACGAAGACGTAGCCCCGCCCTTCTTCTCCGCGCTGGAGCGCGCCGTCGAGGCCAGCCCGACCACCAAGGCCCCGGCCGCACAGTGGAAGGCGACGCTCGCCAAGACGCCGGGCGTGAAGAAGGAGGAGATCGACATCGTCGGCCTCAATGACTGGCTCGACATGACCGCCCAGCCGATGCCGGACAACTGGCCCGCCGGGTTCACCGATGGACGCCTGCTGGTTGACGCCAAAGGCAACGTCTCGAAGGACGCTGTCCTCGCCTTCGTGCGAGCTGGCGGCGTGCGGCTGGATGAGGTGGTTCTGGGTGACCCCGTCGCCCTGAGCGAGGCTTCGGAGCGCCAGATCGTGTACGAGGTCGAGCGCGCCCTGCGTGAGTTTGACGAGCGCCCCACATACGCGGCCACCGAGAGTGACCGCGACGACGGGTCGTGGACGATCTACAACCGCGACAACTACATCCAGTGGCAGGATCAGAGCTTCGCCACCGAGGCCGAGGCGGAAGCGTTCGCCGCAGAGCAGAACGCCTTGAAGCGCGCTGCCGTCGCGCGTGACGCCGAGGACTATGCCCGGCGCGATGTGATGGAGAACGCTCGCGAGAGCCAAGCCGGTCGGACGCGCTTCGCGGGGTACTTCCTCAAGGGCATGGTCGAAGGATCGCATCGCGAAATCCTCCTCACCACCCCCGACATCGAGGGCCCATCGACCCACTGGGACGTGCCGAACGTCATCGCCCACGCACGCATCGCCGAAGCCGCCCTGCCGCCCGGCGAGCCGAAGACGATGGTGGTCGGTGAGAACCAGAGCGACTGGCACCAGAAGGGTCGGGATCAGGGGTACGCGGCGGACGTCACGCCTGAGCGTCGCGCAGAGGTCGAGGGTCGCCAGCAGAAGGCGAGGGCCGCTTACGTCGAGGCCGTGTCCGCGTTTGTGCGCGCAGCGGCGGACCAGCTTGACGTCGTGGCGGCGGGCTACGGCGAGGCCGCACGGAAGGAGAGCGAGGTCATGGGTTCGCTCCCGAGCGACACCCTCAGCTCCGTGCTTCAGGCCAAGCACTCCAACCTCGCTAACCGCCTGCGGCAGGACGTCGCCGACACCAACATGGTGGTGGCGGTCAGCGACGCCTACCGCACCGTCATCATGCGGATGGCGGACAACGCATGGTCGTTCGGCGGCAGCGAGGCCCGAAAGGCCCTGATCCCGCTGAAGCAGCAAGCCGATCAAGCCAACCTCGAAAGGAACGAGGCCGATCAAGCGGTCGAAGACCTCGGGCGCGGCATCCCTGACGGCCCGTGGAGGACCAGCTGGTCGGCGCTCGTGATGAAGCGCCTGATCCGCTACGCCGTCGACAACGGCTTCGAGCGCGTTGTCTGGATCAACGGCAACCAGCAGAACGGCGGCCAGACCGGCGGCGACGGCTCCTTCTTCTACGAGCGCAATCTGGTCAACGTGACCAACGACCTGCTGAAGAAGCACGGGGCGAAGGTCGGGCCTGTGGACTTCCGGTCCAAGGACGTCCGCGAGGCGGACAAGTTCCGGCTCGAAAACCCCGAGGAGTGGCGGCGGCTGGCCATCGCCGAGGAGGTCGGGCTGGGGGCTACGCCGGAGGCTGCTGCGAGGGCGGTGGATAGTCCCAGTCAGGCCTTTTCCGAAGACCGCCCCACCAACAAGCTCGGCATCCAAAACGGCTTCACCATCACGCCCGCCCTGAAGGCGCAGGCCATGTCCGGCTTCCCGCTGTTCCAGAAGGGCAAGGCCAAAGGGCCACGCGGGCAGATCGACTTCTCCGATCCCGAGAAGGCGGCGATCACCCTGTTCAGCAAGGCTGACCCGACGACCCCGTTCCACGAGGCGTTCGGCCACCTGTCGCTGGAGCTTCTGATCCGCGACGCCGCCGATCCGCGCTCCTCGCCCCAGACGCAGCAGGACTTGGCCACGGTTCTCGGCTACCTGAACGTCCGCGACCCGCGCGACATCGGCCGGGACCAGCACGAGCTGTGGGCCTCGACCGCCGAGCGGTATCTGTTCGAAGGCCGCGCCCCGTCCGTCGAGCTGCGCGACGTCATGCGCCGGATCAAGAGCTGGTTCGTCGGCATCTACCGCACGGTGAAGCACGCCCAGATCGACGTGCCGATCACCGACGAGATCAGGGCGGTGATGGACCGGCTGCTGGCCAGCGAGGACGAGATCGTCACTGCCCGCGAGCAGCTGAAGATCGAGGCCGGGTTCACCGATGCCGCCGCAGCCGGGATGACCGAGGAGGCCTTCGCCGACTACCAGCGTCTGGTGGCCCGCGCCCGCGACGACGCCGACGATGAGCTGCTCCGCCGCACCATGCGCGTGATCCGCCAGAAGCGGCGCGAGGAGTGGAACGCCGAGGCCGACGCCATCCGAGAGGAGGTGACGGCCGAGATCGACAGCCAGCCGGACATCCGTGCGGTCAACTGGCTGCGGGGATCGAAGGTCGCCCTTAACCGGGAGATCGTCATCGCCATGCTGGGCGACGCTGCAGGCATCAAGCTGCTGCCGGGCGGTGTGCCTCCGCTCGTGTCCAAGAACGGCGTCCATCCGGACAGCGTCGCCGAGGTGGCGGGCTACGGCTCCGGCATGGAGCTGCTCGATGGGCTGGCCGCGCACGAGGCCGAGACCCGGTCCATGCGCGCGATGAAGGATAAGCGCAGCGTCCGGCAGGCCCGGATCGACCGCGAGATCGAAGCGCGTGTGAACGAAATCCTCGGCGACCCCCTCACGGATGGATCGGTCGAGGCGGAGGCGATGGCTGCGCTGCACACCGGCCGTCAGGCCGAGGTGCTGGCCATCGAGCTGGGGGTGTTGTCTCGCCGGGTTGGCAACACCCCTCCGCCGCTCGCCGCCCTGCGCTCGTGGGCTCGCGCCCAGATCGGCTCGCGCCCGGTGCGCGACGCCCGCTCGGGCAAGTTCCTGCGCGCCGAACGCTCCGCCGCCAACGCGGTCCAGAAGGCGCTCGCCGCCGGGGATCGTCAGGAGGCCGCGCGCCAGAAGCAGTCGCAGGTCATGAACCACCTGCTCTATTCGGAGGCCCGGCACGCGGAGGAGTTCGCCGCCCGCGCCGTCCGCCGTCTGGGCAAGCTCGACCAGAAGCGCACGATGCGCTCGATGGATCAGGAATACCTTGAGCAAATCCACGCCCTGCTGGAGCAGTACGACCTGCGGAAGGCCAGCGGCAGGCAGGTCGAGCGGCGCAAGTCGCTGATGGAGTTCGTCAACGCCCAGCTCGCACTGGGCAACGAAATCCATGTGCCCGAGGAGCTGATCGACGCCGCCTCGAAGCAGCACTACACCGACCTGACGGTCGACGAGCTGCGGGCGCTGGACGACACCGTCCGCTCGCTGGCCCACCTCGGCCGGATGAAGCAGACCCTGCTGGACAACCGGGACCGCCGGGACTTCGAGCAGGTCATCGACGAAATGCTCGGTCAGGTCATGGACCTGAAGAACCGCAAGGGTCTGGAGGAGCGCAACCGCAAGCCCAACCGGCTGCGGAAGTTCGACGCCGCGCTCTGGAAGATGGAGACCCTGTTCGACTGGCTCGACAAGGACGAGGTCAACGGCGTCTTCAACCGCGTCCTGCTCCGCCCGGCGGTCGATGCCGCCAACCGCGAGGACCAGCTGCATGAGACGGTGGGCCGTGCCCTTCGCGCGGTCTACGACGCCGTGCCGAAGGACCAGAAGAAGAAGTGGCTGGACAAGGTCGTCGCTCCCGAGCTGACCGATATGCTGACCGGCAAGCCCAGCCAGTTCGTCCGCTCCGACCTGATCGCGATGGCGCTGAACGTCGGCAACGCATCGAACCTCGACAAGCTCGCGCGCGGCGAGGAGTGGGCCGATGCCGACATCATGACCGTCCTGAACCGCGAGCTGACGGCCGAGGAGTGGACGTTCGTTCAGGGCGTCTGGGATGGTCTCGAAATCCTGTGGCCGGACATCGCCGCCGCCGAGCGCCGCCTGACCGGCGTCGAGCCGGAGCGTGTCGATCCGCAGGAGGTGGTCACCACCACGGCGGGCACGCTGCGCGGGGGCTACTACCCGGTGAAGTACGACCGCTCGCGCGACCCGAACGCCAACCAGTGGGCGGCGGCGGAGGCCAGCGACCTGTTCTCCGGCGTCATCACCGGAGCGGCCACGCCGAAGGGCCACACGATCAGCCGGACGGGCTACGCCGGGCCGATCCTGCTGTCCGTCGAGGGCGTCCTGTTCGGGCACCTCAACAGCGTCATCGCCCGGATCGCCTACGGCGAGTACGTCGCCTCGGCCCTGAAGTTCATCCGCGACCCGCGCGTGCGGGCGACGGTGACCAACAAGGTCGGGCCGGAGTACTACGATCAGCTGGAGCCGTGGCTGAAGGCGCAGGTCACCGACCGGGCTCGCAACGACCGCGACCTCGAAGGGATCGAGGCCTTCGTCAAGCAGGCCCGCATGAACGTCCAGATGGTGGCGATGGGCTTCCGCGTCTCGACCGGCCTCGCCCAGATCGCTGGCTTCGCCCAGTCGGCGGCGGTGGTCGGCAACGTCCGGCTGGCTGCCAACATCGTGAAGTACGCCGCCTCGATCCGGGCCGGGCGAAACGACCTGTCGGACTTCGTCTTCGAGAAGTCGGAGGAGCTGCGCCAGCGGATGTCCAACCGCGACCGGGATATGCGCGACATGATGCGCGACCTGATCGGCAAGGGCGGCGCGCTGCCCGCGATCCAGCGGGCGGCCTTCGTCCACATCGGCGTGATGGATCAGTTCGTCTCGGTGCCGACGTGGATGGCCGCCTACGAGGAGGCCATCGAGCGCGGGGCCGACGAGGCCGACGCGGTGGCGCTGGGCGACAAGGCCGTCCGCCGGACGCAGGGCACCGGCCGGGAGTATGCGCTCGCCTCGGTGCAGCGTCCGAACAGCGAGTTCATGAAGCTGTTCACGCTGTTCTACAGCTACTTCAGCGTCCAGTATAACCGCCAGCGCGACATCGCCCGCTACTCCACGACCGGCGACGCAGGCAAGGCGATCTCCATGACCTTCTGGGTGATGATGATGGCTCCGGTCATGGGCGCTCTGCTGACCGGCGACTGGCCGGACGAGGATGATGGCGACGACCCGCTGGAGAAGTGGGTCAGCTTCATCAGCCGCAAGGTCTTCTTCAACCTGTTCGCTGGCGTGCCCTATGTCCGCGACCTCACCGGCACCATCGAGCGCAAGGTGGCTGGCGAGTTCTCCAGCTACTCGATCAGCCCGGTGAGCAGCGCGGGGTCGGCAGTCCTGCGGACCGGCGACGACATCACCGACCTGCTGACCGGCGAGGAGGTCAGCGAGAAGTGGCTGAAGAACACGATCCAGACCGCTGGCTACTTCGTCGGCCTGCCCACTGGGCAGATCAGCTCGACGGCCCAGTACGTCAAGGAGGTGTTCGACGGAACACAGGCCCCTGACAACGTCGCGGAGTTCCTGTATGGCCTCGCTAAAGGCCCGCAGGAAAGTCAAGAAAGCTGATGGACGTATGGAGCGCGCTGCTTTCGATCTCGGTGATGGTTGTGGCCGGTACGCTGGTCTGGGCGATGCTCGTGTCGTCCCGCTTCCGACACGAGTTCGCCCACGCCATGCCGCTGCGGGTGAGGGAGGCGTTGTCGTCGCTCTATTTCGGCCTGTGGCTGGTGGTCGCCCTGCTGGTGACGGGGGCGGTGTCGAGGATGGTGCTGGCATTTGCGGGGTCGGATCGGTTGATCTCCGCAGCCATGACGGGCATTACGGCATCACTCGCGCTAATGGTGGCGTGGAGCATCGGCCACGCTTGCTGGCGTCTTCACCGGAGCCTCTAGTGGTGGATGTCACAGTGCAGACCGGGCTGATCGCCTTGGCCACCGGCCTGTCGACGCTGCTGCTGGGAGACGCCCTCCGGCGCTGGCGCACGCGCGCCGAGGTGAAGAAGGACGGCGCGGCGCTGCGGCATACCGACGCCGAGGCCGACCAGAAGACGATGGAGGCGCTGACCAACGCCTTCAGGGCGATCTCCGAGCGACAGGCCGACGACATCAATGACCTCCGCGAGCGCCTGCGCCGCGTCGAGGACGCGCTCCTGCTGGCGCACGAGCGAAACGACAAGCTGACCGTCGAGAACGAGGAGCTGAAGGCCGACGTGGTCCGGCTCCGGGGCGAGCGCGACCTGCTCGCCGGAGAGGTGCGCCAGCTGAAGCAGCTGTCCGCGTCGTCGGTTCGGGTGTACGGGCAGGACGGAACGGAACCCGACGATGACTGACCACCACCAGCGCCAGCCGATGATCCACATCCTTGTGGACCGCCTCGTCCAGCCCCAGTTCATTCTGGCGCTGATCTCGGGCGCGTTCCTCTGGTGGCTGGCCTATCGCCTGCTCGGCCGGTCGATCCCTGAGAACGCCCGCGAGCTGGTCGCCGCTCTGGTTGGCTTCATCAGTGGCCAGATGGTCGGCCCAGCGTGGCAGTTCTTCCTCGGCACGACGCAGGGGAGCGAGAAGAAGACGAGCGCGCTGGCCGACAATGCGGCGAGCTTGCGTCAGGTGGGGGCATTGCCCGGCGGCGAGCCCGCGCCGGTCGTCGTAACCAACGAGCCGGGCGATCCGGTTCAAGTCGAGGAGATCAAGCCGTGAGCAAGGCTCTGTTTGACGCCATCCGGGCGATCAAGTCCCGAGGCCCCGGCCCGCTGACGCAGGCTGATGTGGACGCGGTGAACCGCGCGCTCGGCGCTGCCGTCGCCACAGCCGCCCAGACCGGGATGCGGACTGGCAAGGCTGGCCGCGACCTGATCCACGGCTTCGAGACCTGCGTGCTGAACGCCTACCGCGATCCCGGCCCGACGGGCCTGCCGATCACCATCGGATGGGGCTCGACCACCGACGAGCAGGGCCGCCCGATCAAGCTCGGCGACGTCTGGACGCAGGAGCGTGCCGACGCCCGGTTCGCGGCCGACCTCGCCCGTTTCGAGACGGCGGTCAACACCCTGATCGCCGGTCGCCCGACGACCCAGAACCAGTTCGATGCGCTGGTCAGCTTCGCCTACAACGTCGGCCCCGACATCGACGACGACACGGTGGCCGAGGGCCTCGGCGACAGCACCCTGCTGCGGAAGCATCTGAACGGCGACTACGCCGGGGCGAAGGCCGAGTTCGCGAAGTGGAACAAGGCGAAGGGCGTCGTCCTGAACGGACTGACCCGCCGCCGCGCGGCTGAAGCCGCCTTGTACGGAGCCTGACCATGCCGAAACTCACCGTCAAACAGTGGTGCCTGCTGGCCCTGATCGTCCTGCTCCTGCTGGCCCTGCTGGGCTGGCGCTCAGGGTGTCAGGCGGCCAAGCGCGCGGGCGCGGAGCGGGATCAGGCCGTCGTGGTCGGAGACCAGATGGATCGGGTGTCGACCGGCACCGACGCGATCCGGCAAGATCAACAGGAGAAGACCGATGCGGTGGCTGAAATCGACGGCGCTGATGAGCGTCTGCCTGATGGCTTTGGCGCAGACCTTGAGCGGGTGCGGCGCGGCGGCCGGGATCAGCATCCCCGATAGCCTGCGTGCCGAGTGCGTCTCCACGGTCGACGTCTCGACCGCCCAGACCGTCGGCGATCTCGGCAACGCCATCGTGCGCGGTGACGCCGACCTGCGGGTGTGCAGCCTGAAGAAGGATGCGGTGGTCGCCATCGCCGAGAGCCAGAACCGCCAGTGGTGGCAGTTCTGGCGCTGACCGGCGCTCTGCTGTAAGGCCTTCTGAGCCAACGTCGGAGACGTGGGCAATCGCTGGGATCGAAGAATGACCATCACCGTCACCACCCTGACCGCCGGGCCGTTCACGCCCACTGGGCTGGCCCAGTCCCTGCCGTTCGACTTCAAGGTCCACGACGCAGCCGAGCTGGAGGTGGTCCAGATCACAGGCGCTGGCGTCGAGACCACGGTCGACCCCGGCGACTACTCCGTCGAGATCAACGAGGACGCGACCGGCGCGGCCATCGAAGGCGGATCGGTCGAGCTGGGCGTCGGCGCGGCGAGCGTTCCGGCTGGCAACCTGTATGTCCGGGCGCTCCCGTCCTTCGAGCAGGGGCAGGTCTGGGACGACGACACCTCCAGCTTGCGGAACCTGAACGAAGCCCTCGACCGTGGCGCGCTCCGCGACATCCACATGAGGGATCGGATCATCACGTCCGAGGAGGCTCTGGCCGCCTTCGCTGGCGACGTGGCCACGGTGGCTGCCAACGCCGCCCAGACCACTGCTGACCGGGTCCAGACCACTGCTGACCGGGCGGCAACGGCAGCTGACCGGGCCGCCACCGCCGACAAGGTGTCGGCCAGCGCGCTGGCTGGCATCGGCGGCGCACTGCTGGTGGCGTGGAAGGCGAACGGTGTCGGCGCGGTTCTGCGGACGCTTCAGGCATGGCTTCTCGACCAGCCCCTGAGCGTCAAGAGCTTCGGCGCTGTCGGCGACGGAACGACGGACGATGCCCCTGCCTTCAACGCCGCCCTCACCGCCTCGGTCGGCGGGCTGGCCGGGCGTGCTGTCTACGTCCCCGGCTCCAACGCCCGCTACAAGATCGGCAGCACGATTGTCGTGCCCGGCGGCGCTCGCCTGTACGGCGACGGGCACCGATCCTCGTCCTTCCTCATCAAGGCGTTCAACGGCACCTTCATCACGCTGGACGACGGCTCGCAGCTGCACGGCCTGCGGATGGATGGTGTCGGAGCGACCTACACCGGCAAGGGCATCGAACACATCGGCGGCAACCAGCAGGTCACCGACCTGTTCATCTACGACACGCAGGACACCGCCGTCTATTTCACGGTGACCAGCGGGGCCAACTGCCACTACGAGAACGTGACCGCCTATATGTACGGCTCGGCACTGGGGTCTGGCGTCACGCCCGGAACCCTGAAGTGGGCCTTCAAGATCGAGGACAGCGCCACCGCCCCCGGCGGCACGCCGCGTCACTTCGTCAACATCAAGACGGGCGGCAAGGAGAGCTTCTACTTCGGGGCCAGCAACAACACGCTCATCAGCGCGTCGGCGCTCTACGATCTGGGCTGGCCGGTGTATAGCGCGGGTGTCCGCGAATACAGCCGCAACGTCACCATCGTCGGGTGCCGTATTGCGTCGGCGGCAAACCTCAACATCTACGGCAGCGGCAACATCGTCGGCTGCGACGTCGGCTCCAAGGTCAGTCTGAAGCCGACCACCGTCTTCTCTCTCGGCCCCAACATCTACAACAACGGCTGGGAAGACGTCTCCGGCACGGGAGACAACCTCGTCTACTCGACCAACGACATCGACTACACCCCGGTCTGCTACGCTGGCGGCACCCCGATCACGCTGGGCGACGGCTCGATCATCGGGCGCTACAGCCGCGAGGGTCGGACCATCAGGGCCATGATCCGCTTCCTTCCGGGCGCGTCGACGAGCTTTGGGGCTGGCGGCCAGCTGTCGTTTAGCCTGCCTCATCCGACGTCGTTCGCCTACAATCAGGTGGACGTCCACGGGCGCTTCGAGGCGACGTCCGGGACCATGTACCGGATCAACGGCCGTATCGCGGCGGCAGCGTCGGTGGTTCTGCTGGAGCGCGACACGACGGGGTCGGTCACGTCGACAGCCCCCGGCACAATGGCTGTGACGGGGGCCATCACAATGGCGGTCGTCTACGACGTCTAGGTCGTCGACAGCTCCTTCTGGCGGTCGATGAAGGCCTGCTCCAGATCGGCGTAGACCGTGGGGTCCTGAGCCTTCAGGGCCTCGCGGCCGGGCCGGTTCATCCGCCACATGGTGACGAGATCATCGGGCGTGTCGGCGGCCTTGGCGTCGGCCTTCAGGATCGCGGCAAACTCCATCAGGTCGTCCGGCACCGGGTTGACGGCAGGCCCCTGCACCGGCTCGCTGGCATCGCCGGGGAAGCCGCCCGACGGCTCGAAGGTCTCGCCCTCCTCGGTCGCCTCGACGTGTTCCAGATCGTCGACCGGCAGGCCCGCGTCCAGATCGGCGGGCGGCAAGGGGGTGACGTCGCGGATGCTGATGTTTTGCAGCTCCTCGACGGCGTAGATGCCGAGCAGGACGTCCGGCATATGGCGGCGCGACATGGCGCGGACGGCATAGTAGGCCAGCTGCTGGTCCGGGTCGGTGACCCAGAGCGGGCTGTTCTTCACTTTGATCTGGCCGACCTGCGGCGAGGTGTAGGTGATGACCTGCCCGGACTTGAGTTTGGCCGAGATCATCACGGCCCGCGTCGCGCCCTGACCTTGGTAGTTGTAGACCGGCTTCTCGGCGAGGTGTCGCTGGACGATGGCGTTGATGTACTGGGCCATGAATGCGATCTTGTCGCCGACCAGATAGGTCTGGCTGGCCGTGGCCACCGGGTCGGTGCCATGCAGGGCCGCCATGTAGGCGACGGCGAGGCAGACGTCCGGCTTTCCGCGCAGGTCTTTCGGGACCAGAGCGCCAGCTCCGGCCAGCATATTGGCCACCTCCTGAAGCGCCGCCATCGGGGCGGGCAGGAGCTGGCGGTCAGTGGGGATCAGGTCTCGGACGCCGGGGGCGTCGGCGAGGGCGATGTCAGTCATGGTCGTCTCCGTTTCAGAAAGGGATCGGTTGGGTGTGGAAGCCGTTGTCGAAGGGGCCTTGGCTGCCCAGCTCGGCGCGCTCACGGATGACGCGGACGCGGTGCGGCTCGGCCCCGAGATCACGCAGGTCCCCGTCGATGATGGCCTGAACGGCCTCGCGCCGGGCGGGGGTCAGGATGCAGGCGAGACACCACAGGCCGCGCAGGCGCATGATGAGGAAGTTGTTGGCAGTCGCCCGCCTCTGCGCCTCGGTCTGGACGGCGCGGGGCAGGTGGACCGGCTTCTGTTTGAACGGCTTCATGCGCTTGCCGTCCACGTCGGCTCGCCCCGGCTCATCATGCGGCGGGCAACCCCGCTCGCGTCCAGCGTGACGTCGTCCACCACGATGCGGCCCCGGAGGGCCACCCACGGCGTGTCGAGGCCGAAGCGGTCCCGGTACTGAACGAAGGCCGCCAAGGCCTGCTGGCGCTGCGCGTCGGCGGCTCCAGCGGCAAGGCTGGCGTTCCAGTCCACCCAGTCGACCTCGGGCATCCCCATCGTCTGGACGGCGACCCAGCGCCAGAGCGGCTCGCGGTCGACCTTGATGGCCTTGACCCACTTCGGATCGTGGTCACCGAAGACCTTCTCGTCGGCGATCAGCTGGCCCATCGCGCGCCACGCCGGGACGTAGCAGGACCGCTGGAAATCGTAGCCGTAGCGGGCGACCTGACCGAGGAAGAAGGAGACCGGCGGCAGGTCGGGCGGGCAGCCGTAGGTCTTCAGGTCGATGATCGCGCCGAGGCGCAGGTAGTCGAGGCGCGCCTTGCAGCGGACGCCGGTCGCCTCGTCGGTCCAGATGATCGAGACCTCGGCGTGCCCGCCGGAGAGGGTGTCCTCGCGGATCGAGCGGCCATCCAGAGCGGGCTGCTGCGCGTTGAGCAGGTAGTCGATCATCCGCAGCTGGCTCATCCACCGCTTGGACAGGATGTCGCGGCCCTCGGCCCGGATCAGCTCGTCCACCTTCCAGTCGTCGCTGACCTTCAGGCCTGCCCGTTTGGCGGCCATGATGTAGTCGGCGCGGAGGGCGTTGCCGGGCGGGCAGTAGGCCCCGATCTTCATCAGCTCCTCGCCGATCTCGGCACGGCTGGCGAGGTAGTCGACCGGCATATCCTCCTTCTCGACGTAGGCATCGTCGAACCGCTCCGGCTCCAGCACCTGCACATGGCAGGCCCGGCCGAACAGCTTGCCGAGGCTCTCCTCCTCGTCGGCCTCCTCGTCCTTCAGCAAGCCGAGGCCGCGCAGGGTGGCCTTGCCGGGCTCGCTGTTTGCCCACCACCCCACCGGGTTGATGAGCAGGCGCTTGAGGTCGGTCGACCCGAGGGCGGGGACGGCGCGGTAGGTGTCTTCGTCGAGGCCGAAGTAGAGGCCGTCGGGCAGGTCATGTGGACTGGTCATGTGATCCTTCTACGCCGGGGGTGCGTCAGTTTTGGTCGCAGGCCCGATGGCCCAGACGATGGATTGCTTGTCCGGGTCGCGGCTGGGGCCGCGCGCTCCGCTGTCGTGGATCAGGTCTTGCGCCCGCGCCTCGCTGGTGCGGGGCTGGACCGTCTCGTATGGCAGGCCCACGGCGATCCTGATCTGCTCGGTGGTCATCGGCCCGAGCCGGGTCAGGGCGTCGATCACGCGAGCCCTGACCCATGCCGCCTTGGGCTTCACGGCCTTGGCGGCGGCCTTCGAGGTGTCCGTCCGCTTCCAGCCCGGCGCGTCCGGGTAGGCACCGAACAGGTCGGGCTGCGGCTCATCGGTCACGGCGATGCCTCCAGAACGACCGGACGATGAGGAAGGCGATCAGCGGCCACGCCACGACCATGAAGATCGTCGCCAGCCACCAGCCGAGAAGGTTCTCGGACGGCTCGATCAGTCGGATCGTGGCGCGCAGGGCGATGCCGAACAGCAGGTAGCTGGTGGTGAAAAGGATGATGTCGATCACGGCCGGAACCCTTCGCCAGCCTCGACCGCCTGCGCGTGCGCGGCGTCGAGCGCATCGAGCCGCGCCTTCATGGCGTCGATCTCGGCCTCGCGCTCGGGGTTTTCGTAATCCCCGCCGCGCTGGTGCGCCTCCTCATGGCGGCGCTCCTCGCCGCGCACGGCCTTGGCGTGGGCCGCCCGCAGGTGGTGGACGTTGAGCGAGGCGATCTCGATCTGCTCGCCCGCGCTGTTGGTGTAGTGGGTCTTCATGTTCTGTGCGCCTCCTCGCGCCGGGGCTCGATGCCCCAATAGGTTTTCTCTGCCGCCAGACGGGCAGCGATGGCGGCTTCCACGGTGTCGGTCCGGCCAAGGTTCTTGACCCTGCCGTCAACCCGGATCGTCGCGCGGAAGCGGTCGCCGCACCGGCTGACCCCGAGGTGGCCGGTGGTCGTGTTGCTGTTCGGCCCCGCCCGGTTCCGGCCGTTGATCTGGGCGGTGGCGATCCGCAGGTTCGACTTCTGACAGTTGAGGCCGTTTCCGTCGCGGTGATCCACCCGGATTTTAGGGTTAGTCACTCCCATGACGACGCGATGTAGAGCGACCTGCGAGCGGGCCATTCCGCCGCGCGTGGAGTTGTGACGCACGACATATTCATGGCCGCCGCGCCCCTTCCAGAGGGACCACGTCAAGTGGGTCAGCGCAGCGTCCTCATCGTCGATGAGGGCCATGCGGCCACACGAGAGAGCGATCTCGATCACGGCTGCCCCGGCAGGATGATGCCGCCAGCGGTGATCTTGTCCCGGTTGCGGCGACGCTCGGCGAGCTTGGTCAGAGCCTCCTTGGCCTGATTGATGCGGATAAAGTTCATCGGCTCCTCGTGGCTCTGCTCGAAGGCGACGAGCAGGCCGACGCGGACCGCGCCCGGCGACATCATGGTCGCCAGATGCTTGCCGAAGATTTCGCCCAGTGCCCCGGCGGCGTCGGCCGGGTTCATGCCGGGGCGGTCGACGAGGAGCTGCTGGGCAAACTGGTCGAGCGAGACCTGAAGGTTCAGGGTCACGATCTCCATCTGGGTCAGCTCGGCGGGGGCGGGCTGGGGGAGGCCGGGGAGGGGTTCAGTGGTCATAGGGGTCAGGGCTTTCGTCAGGGTTCATGTGCCAGAAGTAGCGAACCGGGAAGGCGTCTTCGTCGCGGGCGCGCATGAAGTCCTTTCCGTTGGAGCAGCGCCGACCCTTAGTATCGACGCAGACGGCGGGCAGGCCCGCCCATCCGTTGCTGTCGGGCCTGTCCGCGAGAGCGCGGGTCGCGCGATTGACCCAGCCATCGAAGGTGTCGAACTGGCCCGCCCACTGGGGCGTCAGCTCCGTCATCGGACGATGGCCTTCGATGCGTCGAAGAACCGGACGCCGACGATGAACAGCGGCTTCGCGGCCAGCTTCTGGGCCTTGACGTAGGCGCGGATCGCCTTGTCGATGGCGTCCTGCCCCAGATAGTCGGCGAGCGGTCCCAGCGTGCCCCGCAGAGCCCCGGCGTCGATGATCTCGAAGTCGGTCTTGCTGGAGCTGGAGAGCGTGCCGCCCTCGGTGCGGGTGCGGACCAGATCGGCGGCGCGGCCGGTCGACTGGCGATCCAGCTGCTCGGCCATGCGCTGGCTGTCGACGGCCTTCTCCATGACGGCATCGGCCACGTCGCCCATGCCCTTCGCCTCCATCGCGGCGGCGGCCTCGGCCCGGCGCTCGCTCTCGGCGCGCTCACGGTCGGCGGCCTCCTTGGCCTTGATGCGCTCGGCCTCCTCGACCCTGCTGTTGTGCCGGGTCAAGGTTGCCAGCGCGGCGTCCTTGGCCGCGACGAGCTTGTCCAGCCGGGGCTTGAAGAGGCCCTGCACCTCGGTCGCGGCGGTGGTGAACCGGCGGCGCTCGCCGTCACGGGCGTTGTCCAGCGTGGTGAAGGCCCCCCGGATGGAGCGGACCCCGGCGGTCAGGGTGGCGACGTCAGCCTCGCTGACGACCTCGGTGGGCCAGTCCTGCGCCTGACGCAGCACGTCGCTGGCGGCGACGAAAGCGTCCTTGTGCTTGTTGGCGATGAACTCGGGATCGACGAGCGGAGCATCGACGGAGTTGGGCAGGTGGATGTTGGTGTCGGTCATGTCGTTTCCTTCTCAAGAGCAGCCTTCGCGGCTGCGATCTTGGGAGCATAGCGCCCCCGGATTTCTCGTTTTGCCTCGATGATGGCCTGCTCCTGAAGATCGTACAGGCGCATCAGGCGGCGGCAGGCGGCGTCTCGCGTCGGCGTCACAGGGCGTCAATCGCCTGCTGGCAGGCCTCCTCTGTGGGGTAGATGGTGGGGTCGAGCCCCTCGGTCTCGTGGGTGCAGTCCCAGCCCTCAAGGGTGCGGGACCAGTCCTCGTGGGCCATGCGATAGCCGACGCCCGAGGGCGCGCCGACGGTGAGGGTGACGAGGGCCATCAGGCTCTCGCCGCCTCACTGTCGGCGTTCGCACGCTCGAAGGACGTAGCGTCGCGGGTGTTGCGCTCGCGCTGATCGGCCTCCTTCTGGGCCTCCTCGTGGGTGCTG